TCTTACTACGTGGGGTATGGGCACTAATCAGTGGCAGAAGGTCCGTCTCATTACTACCAGCCCTAATCACTGGGGGGATACACAGCGCGGTAACCTACACTTCTTTATCTTCTTAGATAAGGCTGTATCCGAGGGGCCCATCCGTCCCTTCTTTAATGAATTTATTCGTGCTGATCTACTACTAGATCACAAGCGCGTGTTCGAGTTACTAGGTAGTATGATACCAGTCAACAGTACGCCTAATGGACTTGCTGGCTTAGGCTTCTCTAGCACCACTTGCGCTAGTTTCACATGCCGCGTGGGGGATAGCTCCACACGTAAACGTACTTTCAAAGTCACATTCTAGAGGAACTATGGAACTCAATATTATTATTGATGCTCTCTATGCCCGGTACCGCTTTCCCTCTGTTAGCGGTGACCTCACGCTTGAGGATCTATTCCGTCTTAATCTCAGGTCTACTAAATCAACCAATACGCCCACTCTTAATGCTATTGCTAATGAGCTTAACATGCGTATCGCAGCCTGCGGCTGCGTAGACTTCATTGATGGTAGCGATGAGATTACTCTCTTACAAAGAAAGCTCGACATAGTCAAATTTGTCATTGCTCATGTTAAGGGCCGCGCTGAGACTGCTAAGCAGACCCGTGCTAAAGAGGAGAATCGGCAAAACTTACTGGCCCTCATTGAGCGTAAGAAGAATGATCTTCTCGCTGAAGAGAGTATCGAAGAATTAGAGCAGCGTCTCGCTGCCCTATAGAAGCCAAGGTAATAATAAGGTTAATTAGTTTGGCCCAGCTTGAGCTGGGCCAAACACACGAGCATCATGACAGAATTAAAAGCAACTTATAATAACGGGGTTGTATATAGACTAGCTGATAGCAGTAATAGATTTGCTTCAATAGGACAAATAATACTTGCCACCCAAGAAAAGAAAGTGATCATCGTAGTTAAAGCATTCGTCTCATATCAGCCAGAAAAGCCAATAAACGGGAGATAAACGCTATGAGCAACCCTGAATTTTCCCTTGATACGCCTCTTAAAGAGCAACAAGAGAAATTTATGCAAATTTCTGATGAGAATATTGATTATTCAGATATTCCTCTTCTAGATGATGAATTTTTCAAGAATGCTAAACTGGTCAAACTAAATCCACAAACAGAGCAAAAAGGAATGATTTCTATTGTGAAACTTAAAGGCACTATTCAGCTATTTTTAGAAGGTTCAGAAGGTGGACTCCAGCGCCTAGCAAATTTACATCAATCGGGGGAATTGCAAGCCCTTCTCAATAAACTTAAACCAGACGATATGCCCGAAATTGTTGTCACAAAAGTCGAGTTCACTACAGATGCAAAAGTTATTGAAAAAGCCGAATTAATTAAAACAATTCGAGAGGGAACAATCGATAAGACAACTCTACAACAAGTTGATTTAAGTGGGGCTGACCTGAGAAGGGGTAACCTGTGGGGGGTTAAACCGAGTGAGACTGACCTGAGTGAGGCTGACCTGAGTGGGGCTATCCTGAGTGGGGCTATCCTGAAAAGAGCTGACCTGAGTGGGGCTGACCTGTGGAGGGCTAACCTGAGTGGGGCTAACCTAAGTAGTACTAACCTGAGTGGGGCCGACCTGAGTGGGGCTGGCGTTGAAAACGCTATCTTTATCGATGCAACGGGGATCACCCCTGAACAAAAACAAGATTTAATTCGACGAGGGGCAATTTTTGCAGAGATTTAGGTAGGGTTGGCTAAATATATGTGAAATATATACAGGGTAAGGGGGTTTGGCGGCCTGTTTGACCAAACAGCTGCAAGATTTTCAAGCTGGTGGCTCAAAAACCTTGTATCTTAACCGGCGGTCGCCCCCATACTCAATGTCTGATACATTTACGCAGGACTTTCTAGGGCATTCCCAGAAAGCTTTACGATAGCACTCTCTAAGTTTTATTGGTAAATGGAAAACTCAGTTTGAAGACCGAGGTATCCCTGGATTAAAATTATCATATCAAGGAGCAACATGGAAGAATTAAAAGCAACTTATAATAACGGGGTTGTATACGGACTAGCTGATAGCAGTAATGTGTATATTGACGCTGTGTCTTTAAAGGAGGTGCTTAATTGTAGTATTTACTCAAAGCTCATAAAGTCAGATAGACTATGGGTATCAGCAGATGATCTAGCTGTAATTCTAGAGGATAATAATTGCCCTACGGATGATTTCGAGAAGTGGTTGATATCTATCCGCAACATGGATAATAAAACCCACGCACTAACTTACAACAATGATGAAAAGGTATACTACACATACGAGGAGCAGGAGGAGCCAGTATTATCATCTGCGGAGCTACGAGCTCTGCAGATGAAGTGGCCCGGGCTTGCGATTCTACGTTGGGCACCTGCCTGGATGACTGGAGCGGTGTTATGGGTAAAACCAAGGTTTACTAATTAGGCTAATTATGGCTCTATTAGACCACATAAAGAATAATGGTTAATGGTAGGCTCTTCATCCCATAGCCTGTAATCTAATAAACCATGCCTAACATAAGAACTTACATCTTTAATAGTACCGTAATACGGGTGATCATCAAATGTAAGCAACCCTGGTTTGTAAAGGACGACATACTCAATGTATTAGGCCTCCGTAGCACAGAGGTGCTAGATCCTAAAGAGTGCGCTACCTTCACTATTACTGATACTAATGGCGCAAGGGATATACCTGTTATATCCTTGCCTGCTGTATATAGGCTCATCTCTGTGCAGGAGGACGTAAGTAAGACGAATAGCCTTGCCCTGTTCCTGCGCCGCGTAGAAGACATGGTGGTAGGGGACATGGTATTATATGACGTTGTGCCTATTTATAAGAGCATTAGCTTATCTAGGTATCGCCGTCGCCATTGGTTTGATCTTGAGACTATAGTAATCCTTCTGGTTACTATAGTTATGTCGAGTTTATTCACGCCGCATAAACATACAGTGATATCCCCACTTAATGGTATGTTGTCTGTAGATACGGTAGAGGCTCACAATTATAGATAGAGCCCCGCGCGCTCTCTGGCTATGTGATTAGTCTTTACACAGCGGCGCGCGTGAGCGGAGTGTCAACTTATTGAGATATAAATATGGCTAAGAATGAGATCTCAGAGCAACTTAAGCTTGCTCGAGAGCTGGACAATAAGCTTAGAGCAAAGTGCTCTAATTACATGGGGGGCCTTGGCTCTACTAGTTCTATCGAGCCTACTACTTTTATACCCAGTGGTATATTCTCATTGGACTATGTATTGGGAGGCGGGTGGCCCGTAGGTAAAATAGTAGAGATTGCAGGTGAGACTAGTGTAGGTAAGACCACACTTATGAAACAGTGCGTTAGTCTATTACAGGCTAAGGGATACATGGCAGCGTGGTTAGATCACGAGAAGTCATTCGAGGTTGGTTATGCCAGGATGATGGGTATGAAGATGGACCAGATAGCCATGTTCCGCCCCGATACAGGGGAGGAGGGCATGGATAGTCTTATTACTCTATTAGACGGTGGTCTAGTCAAAATAGTCGTTATTGATTCAGTAGCGAATATGATATCCGCTGTTGAGATAGAGAAGGGCTCTGCTGATGCTACTGTTGCTCAATTGGCCCGTCTGCTTAGTAAGAAGTTACCTCAAGTAGTCAATGCTGCTAGTAAGACTGGTGCTACCGTAGTGTTGATTAATCAGTATCGCACTAAGGTAGGTAGTTATGGGGCCCCCGTCGGCTCCACTGGTGGTAAGGCCCTGGCCTATAATGCTGCCGTACAACTGCGGCTAGGACGAGGAGATCCCCTTAAGCAGCGGGGCGTTATAACCGGCATGACTATTACAGTCAAGAACACTAAGAATAGAGTAGCTATCCCCTTTCGTGAGGCAGAGTTAGATTTACTATTACCCTATGCAGGTCCCAATGGAAATCTGCTGGCGGGTGTGGATCTAGTGGGCGACATCGTACGTCAGGCCGTTAAGACTGGTATAGTTACTCGTAGTGGGGCCTTCTATACCCTACCTGATGGTTCTAAGTTCCAGGGCCTAGCAGCAGTTCGTGCTGGTATTAACCAGAGTATGCTAGATTCTATTTACAGTCAGTTGTCAGAGTATGATAAACAAGACAGCGCAGCAATACAAGTTGATGACACCGACTCAGAAACAATTAGTGAGTATGTATGACAAATAAGACAACACAACCTCAGTATAAGGTGACACCACCGAATCAGAAACAATTAGCGAATATGACGCTATCGGAGTTGACAAGCAGTATAGCTAGTCTCAAGCAGGCTCTGCATGTTATCAGTGAGTATATGAATAAGCATCTTAAGGATGCGGGCTATACGCCCCAGCAATCTAGGAATGACATTTTCTATAGTGCCCCGCGCCATTATACTGATGGGCACGGTGATATAGGCAGTGATGCTGATATGAGGATTAACGATTATACTCCTACTAGTGCTCCATCTCTATTTGAAGGACGACTAGCTATTGTAGATAGCACACTAGAGGACGAGTTCGGAAGAGGTGGGGACCTGTCTATTGAGGATATTACAGGAGAGCATGAACGGCTCGACCTATTAAATAGCATAAGAGGCAGCCAGCAACAATAGTATGCAAATCAACGTTATACACACAGATGGTACTCGTACCCCCTATGATGCCAATCGCGCTATCGAGGTAATTAACTGGGCCTGCGAGGGCCTAGATGTAGACCCCGATAAGTTATCTCGGCGACTTAGTCGTCGCTTCAATGATGATACCACTACAGAAGCAATACAGAATGGTCTGATTAGATCAGCAGCTGAATTAGCCGATTTGCATTATCCTGATTGGCTGAAGGTCAGTGGTCGTCTTCGTATGTGGGATTGGCGGCGTAAGGTTAAGGCCCGCCGCGGCTATCTCTATGGTAATTATCCAGTGGCCTTCGAGTACCTGAGGTCTGAGGGCCTCTATGAAGGAGACCTAATAAAGAAGTTCTTAGACACGTATAGTGCTGATGACATTGCTGAAGCCGGCACCTGGATAGACCCAGAGCGCGATATGCGCTTTGATATAAGCGGCGCTGATCTACTCACAGCGCGTTATCTACTAGAGGGTGAGTTACTACAGGAGATGTGGCTAACACAGGCACTACTCCTCAGTATGCTGGAGCCCGCCCACGAGCGCATGACCTTTGCTCATAAGACCTATGACCTACTCAGCCTCGGTAAGATCAGCCTGGCCACTCCTCTTATGAGTAACCTGCGTCAGGCCGATGGTAGCCTCAGTAGTTGTCATATTATCGATATCGATGATAGTCGCGAGAGTATCTTCGATAATATCTCTCAGCTAGCAGCGATGAGTGCTAATGGCGGTGGAGTGGGCGTACGCATTAGTAAGGTGCGGGCCCGTGGTAGTCGCATTCGTAAGAAGAAGGGTGCCAGTGGTGGTGTATGCCCTTGGATTAAGATTATCAATGCTACCATCGTCGCTACTAATCAACGTGGTGTACGCGCAGGAGCCTGTACCGTAGGTATAGACGTATGGCATGCTGACCTCCTTGAGTACATGGACCTGCGGGGTGATGCTGGTAGTGAGCATACGAAGGCTCGTGATATCCTGCTGCAATTCATTATCTCTGATGAGTTCATGCGTCGTGTAATTCTAGATAAGGACTGGTACCTAGTGTGCCCTACTGAGATCAAGAATGTATTTGGATATCAATTAGCCGATATGTACGGCGATGAATTTACTGATGCCTATCACGTCATCGAGGCCTATATCAACTCCTCCGCTCCTCCGCTCGACGTAGTTAAGAAGGTCAGCGCTAAGGCTATATGGAAGAAGATGCTGATGCTCCTACTTGAGACAGGTACTCCTTACGTGGCTTTTAAAGACCGCATTAATGCGTTTAATCCTAATAAGCATGAGGGTATCATCGGTGGAGTAAATCTATGCGTAGCCCCTGAGACACTTCTTATGACTGACCGGGGCCACCTACCTATCGCTACCCTAGCAGGGCAGGTAGTCAACGCTTGGAACGGTAGTGAGTGGAGTGAGGTAACGGTACGCCAGACAGGGGAGAATCAACCTCTCCTACGAGTCCACTTCAGTAATGGAGAAACTCTTGACTGTACCTACTACCATAAGTTTCACGTACAGCGTCGTAATGGGATAGATATTGTCGAGGCCCGCGATCTCGATATAGGTGATAAGCTCATTAAGTCCGACCTGCCATTTGTGTCTTCTGATAGCGATGTAGACCTCCCTAATGAGTTAACTGTTCCCATTAATGGTTATACTATTCAGACCCGATTAGAGTGGTTGGCTAGGCTGCTTGATTCTGATGGTACTTATAATAGCTTCCAAACCTTCAGAATAACGCATACCAGTAAGCCCTTCCTATTACAAGTGCGGCTCATGCTACAGACGCTTGGAGTGGACTCTGAGGTTTTCCTCCGGTATAAGGCAGGGCTTCGGCGTCGTCAGGAGAAGTTCTGCTTATTAATTGATAGGTACGGAGTATATCAGTTATACCAACTAGGCCTACGAACTAATCGCCTTCAGTGGATAGCTATTAAACCTAAGTATGACAATACTAATTACATAACTATCAAGGAGGTAGAGCTCACTGGTCGTCACGATAATACGTATTGCGCCCACGAACCTAAGCGTAACCTGCTCATGTTCAATGGAGTGCTTACAGGCAATTGCGTCGAGTCATATAGTTTATTTAATAGCGGCTACTCACACTGCTGTATACTTCTATCGTTAGTATTACCTCGTATTGTTGACGATGAGATGGCTGATGTTAGCCGTATGGCTGTTCGCTTATTAGATGCCGCATGTGATCTCACTACTAGCCCTACTCCTGAGGCCCGCGCTCATGTGAACCGCTATCGTACCATAGGCGTAGGTGTCATGGGACTAGCTGACTGGTTAGCTATTAGACACCTTAAGTATCAGGATCTCGATGTCATAGAGAAACTATTCGAAGACATCTGCTTCTATACTACTCAGGCTAGTGTAGAACTAGCAGAGGAGCGGGGGGCCTACCCCGCATTCCCTGGTAGTGAGTGGAGTAAGGGCCTTATCCTGGGTGGTCGCGATAAGGAATGGGTCAGCGATAATAGCGCCGACCCCGAGAGATGGTACGCCCTCATGGAGCGTATAATCGTATCGGGTATTCGTAATTCTCACATCCTGGCTACTGCTCCTAACTCCAGCACCTCGTTGGTACAGGGCACCACGGCCTCCTTCTTACCTGTCTTCTCTCGCCTTACCATTGATAAGAATGGGGCTGGTATTAATACCATAGTCCCGCTCTATATCAAGGAGGCATTTCACTTTTATCAGGAGAGCCGCCATACTCATCCCAGTGTCGTAGTCTCTGCTGCAGCAACTATTCAGAAATGGATAGATACTGGTCTTAGCACTGAGTTGTTATTCAACTTCAATGAACACGCCTATGGCCTCGACTCCGTAATCACTGCTAAGGATCTAAATGATGTCTATCTGCAGGCGTGGCGTGAGGGCCTCAAGACATTATATTACGTGCGGAGTATATGGCAGGATAAGGTAACTGAGAAGAATGAGTGCCATTCCTGCGCTAGTTAAACTAGGAGAAGTACCAATGGATACAAAGGATACAAATTCACTAACACTTGAGCAAGAATTACGGCTGCGCGCTACGTCAGATACTATTGATAAGATGTCGCTAGAGCAGGCCCGCCATATGCTCAAGGATGTGGTGAAGCAAGCAATGCTTAGAGATAATCTATTCGCGGCTATCATCAAGAAGAATTGGGGTCTAGAACCAACGACCCCACCTAATCACTAACACCTACTTGGGGGCCCCGCCCCCTTTTTTATCTGGAGATATATGGATAATCAACTCGTACGTAACGTCTTTAATATGGTCGCCGATAAGGTAGTAACTACTAATGTTGCTATCAGCCTACTCGGTGCAGAGGATTATGTCACTACTCTCATTAACTCAGTAGCAGCCGGGGATAAGACACCTGAACTAGCTACTACAGCCTTCTATGACAGACTAGAGCGTAAGACTCTACTAGATGTTGTACGTGGTACCCGTCGTAATGTGCCCCTTCAGTTAGCTCTATTGCGTGATATTCTACTAACTATCGAGTTACCAGAGCCCCCCGAATTCGAGTTTAATATCCTCAGTCGAGATGACTTTCAGGCTCTCCGTGCCCTAGTTTATAAGGCCCTCCCTCGTACAGTAGCTGACCCGGATGGGCAGAAGGCCTATGCTAAGTTTACTAATTCAATGGGCCTTGCTAGTACTGAGGTACTCGAGTTATTTGATTATGACGACGAGGAGGAGGAGGAGGAGCTCAATGATGAGCTTCAAGAACTAGCCGCCGAGTTCAAGGAGGAGTTGAGCTTAATCACGAATGTAGAATCTAAGGCACCCCAAGACTAATGCACGCTTATATTGATGAGATACGCGCCCTCCGCCCTCTCGGCAATACAATAGAGCTGGCTATAGTTAAGCATCGCCAGGTGATAGTACAACGCGGACTGTTTGCAGTCGGTAGTCTATGTATTTATGTGGCTCCTGGCTCTATTCTACGGAATGGGCTAGGGCCCTATAAGCCCGGCTATAGAGTTAAGATACGTAGTTACAATGGATATACTAGCCAGGGGTTAATATTACAGACCCCTCTTAATTTTATTAATTATCAACTAGGACACGATGTCAGTCAGGAACTAGCTATTGATTATCCTACTACGACTCTGCCTGCTATTATACCTGCCCCGCGCCTTACCGAGTGCAGTGATTATAGTAAGGCGCGGGCCCTGGGTATGTACAGTTGGTATGAGTTACCCCCCGGTCAAGACTGCGCTCTATACGTCATAGATGGTGTATTTGGTTCTGGCCCTATAAGTGTTGATTATGATACCACGACTATATCAGCGTGTATGCGCGCATGGGGCGGAGATCTAGTAGTATGGGGTAGATACAGTGGTATATTCCTGATATATGATCTATATTTTATAGATCAGCAGCGTTATGCCACTCTAGAAGAGATAGAGGATTTCCTACTAGAAGTGCCCCTCCAAAGTTTATTAATTGAGAGACATGCCTCGTTACCTTTAACTGCTGATACTCTTCATATACTGTGCTCTACTGCCAATACTACCGTACCTAGCAGTCACGTATTGTTGAAAGCAGAGGGGCCCGAGCCATCTCAATTCGTGGTTAAGCCACGTTAAATTAATGCAAGTACATCTCCCCCCTATCTTTAATCCCAATGGTGACGATAGCCCCCAGAAGCGTAGACTATTTGGTGGTAACCCTACTAATATCATTAATCTAAAGGATGTCAAATACAAATGGGCCAGTCATCTCTTTACAGAGATGAGGGCTAATATATGGATTCCTCAAGCCACTGATCTCACGCCTGATATTAATAACTATGTCACGATGCCCCCTAATATGAGGCGGGCCTTCGATGGTATGTTATCCTATCTCACTTTCTTAGATAGCCTACAGACTCGCGTGTTACCGCTACTTATGCCTGTTATTACTGCACCTGAGGTTAGTATATGTATGGGCGAGCAGTTATCACAGGAACAGGTACATTCTCAGTCATACGCATATATTATCGAGACTGTAATCCCCACAGATAAGCGAGATTACATCTACGAGTTATGGCGGGAGGATACTGTGTTATTGAGGCGCTGTGAGTATATCCAGAATCTCTATGATAGGTATATTCATGAGATGACTATGGAGAATTATACTATCAGTATGGTAAGTGACTTCTTACTCGAGGGTATATACTTCTTCCCTGGCTTCCGCTTATTCTACGCTATAGCTAATGAGCGTTATATGTCCGCTACAGCTGATATCATTAAGCTCATCGAGCGTGATGAACAGACCCACCTTAAATTAATCGCTAATATAATTCGTACCGGCCTAGCTGAGGGTACACTCATGTGGGATACGGATGAGATTATGGATCTATTCCGTAAGGCCGCCGAGTATGAGATTGAATGGGGTCTCCATATTGGACTTGGTGTGAATGGTATTAGTGCTACTACTATCGAACAATATGCTAAGTATCTATGTAATATTAGGGCCCGCGCAATAGGCTTACCTACTGTATTCGAGGGGCGCCAGTATAGCCGCAATCCCTACGCCCACCTCGATAGATTCGCCGCTACTACTGGTGAGGACTCTATCACTCGAGATAACTTCTTTGAGAGTGGTGTTATGTATCGTAACCCCGCTAAGGTAGTAGACGGTTGGGATTCTATCTAAACAACAGTTAATCAACTACACCGCCCCTCCGTTGGAGGGGTTTTATTGTATGGAATTATGTAAGGATCTAGACACTGTTAATACTAATGTGAGTCTAGTTAATTATCAGCTCCCTACCGATGAGGTAGGTGTGCGCCTCCTAATGGAAGTATTGACCTCCCGCATGTATACTAATAAGCTAACGGCCGTCATACGTGAGATATTCACTAATGCTGTCGATGCTAATGTCGAGGCAGGACGCCCTAACCACCCCGTTGACATTACACTACCAGCTATAATTCCCCTAGAGGTGCAGTCTAACCAGCTCATCATTCGTGATTACGGCATCGGTATTAGTCCTGAACGTGCGCCTGGTTTCTTTACATTTATGACTAGCACTAAGCGAGGTGATAATATTCAGTGCGGCGGATACGGCCTGGGTAGTAAGAGCCCCTATGCTATCGCTAGTCAATTTACAGTCACGACTATCCATAATGGTATAGAGTATATCTATGCCTGTTCTCTCAATAATGGCATGCCTACTGCTGCTCTATTAAATAGTCGACCCTCCAATGACAGCAGTGGCACGCGTGTGGCCATTCCTATCGTAGAACAACACAACCGTCGTCAGTGTTATAATGAGGTTATGAGTATAGTAATGTGGTCCCGCGCCGTTACTAATATTTATAATCCTGAGGATACAGGAGGTGAGACTACGCGTCGCCTATTGGATTATCGTAATGATTATGACTACGAATATGGTGCGCCCGGCCCCTTTATTAGTAAGGCCTTTTATAATCGTAGATACACACTGCTGTGCTTTACTATCGGCGGTATACCTTACACTATTTCAGATAGTAAGGTATTTGATACTATTACTGCCTATCTAAAAGAACAGGGGTACTCCATAAGAAATCTCTACAATATAGATCCTCATTGGGAGGGGGCATACAATGTTGTTGATTCTATCGTCATTCCAGTACCCATAGGTTATCTAGAGCTGCCCCCACAACGCGAGACCCTCGCGTGGTCAGAGTCTAATATTAAGAAGCTGAAGGAGTTATCTCTTAATGCTATCAAAAGTCTAGTTGACAGAAGACAGGCAGAAGTAGAGGCGTGCGATTCGTTAACCGAAGCAACTGGTGTCATAAACAAGTGGAATCTGGGTGATAAGTACTTTACATGGAGGGGTACACGCTACTGTAATGTTATAATTAACGTTATGGATGAACCAGCAGGGCCAGTTGATAATACTATATTACCTATTAACCTTATAGTAAAGAGTAATAGAAATCTGCGGTTGATAGGTTGTTCTGATGACATGAACGCAGAGAAATGGTATAATATCTATCGTGTGCTGCGTAATATAAACCGTTATAATTCGCGAGCGCCAAGTAGCCTAAATGCTAATACTTGTGTTGTCTGTAAAACAGCTGATGTTGTAGAAAGTTATGCGCGTAGCATTACTCTGGAAGACATACAGAAGGTAGCACTAGTTGTAACTCGCGGGCACTATAATGCTAGAAGTATTCGCGCTGCTAGTGGTATACCAAATTATACGCCTATCTTATGGATAGACGTAACTGAGTGTGAGGATTGGGCTGATATATTATCTAATACAGACTTAGAAGAGCGGGCCCATACCACGTGGCCCTATATACGCTTCTTTCAGAGTGTAACAGGCCTAATTAAACCTATTAAATCTTTAAAGCTGAGAAAGCAGGAGCAGGAGCAGGAGCAAGAGAAACAGGGGGCCGATTCTTTACGACTAAGCGGCCTGCGCGGTATTCGCATAGTTAATAAAACGTATACCTCCTATTATGCTGGGGATATACACAATCACTTGTCTGTAGTCGACTATCGTGATCTACCGACTAAGGCAGTGTATTGTGTTAGTCGTCGACATTGTGGTGTATATCCTTACTGGAATTATGCTGATGATGGTAGTGATCTATATTATCTAACACCTAAACAGGCTGAGATTATTGCTGTCCATTATCCCGAGTGGCGCGATATAGACACGTGGGCTGAGGATAAACGTAATGAACTAGCTGTAAAATATGGGGCTGATAACCTATACCTAGCGCGTACTACTAACTGGCCACTATCTGATATCCAGACATTTATAAGAACTTATCCCTATCCTGAACACTTCAATAAGAATGTCCAGGCCCTAATAGATGATGGCTACTGGATGTTTATGCAGCAATTAATAGACAATGGCTTCATAGCTGCAGATAGTGATGCAGTAAAGAGACTTTATGAATTTGCTGGCAGTAATAGTTGTATAGTATGGCTTAAATGTCTACTAGGTGGTTATTACGATGCCTGTGCATTCCTAGAGTACTCTAAAAGCCAAGTAGTAGATACTATAATGCCCTTAATTAGTGCTTACTACAAGGTACAGGGCAATAGCTTGGGAGGGCCTAGTCCGTTGGACCAAGTTGTTGCTTAACTCAATATAAACTAAATGGAGATTCCTAATGTTTAATTATGTCCAGTTGAGTGATAGTCTATCCTTTTTCGATGGGGATAGCGTTATTACTATCGACAAACCTACCTATCCAACACTGTTTGATCAGTTATCTGATGCACTAGCGCGCAATACTGCCTTTGAATTTGATAGCCACCCACTACAAAGCGCTACTGACTATAATGTTGTGTGGCTAGATAACGCGTATTACTTCAAGAATATGCGTCTAACAGGAAGTATGAGTCAACGCCTTAGTCAGCTCATTGACCAGGGGTACGACTATACCCCTATCCTTAATTTTCTGACTAAGTTGCAATCAGTCGACCAGAATATTACCGCAGATCTACAACATCTAGTGGCT